GAGCGCTACATGCGCAAGCGCGCCGAGCAGCCGCCGGCCCCGCGCACTCCCCGACCCGAGCCCGAGCACGGCACCACGACCCGCTACCGCCGCGGCTGCAGGTGCGCCGAGTGCCGGCAGGCCCGCTCCCAGGAGAACCGCGAGCACCGCGCCCGCAAGCGCACCGGCGAGCCCGCGACCCGGCACCGCTGCCCCGCACCGGCACCGTGCGAGCGCGTCCACGCCGACGCCGTGCTCGACCTGCTCGACAAGCGCGCCCGAGTCCTCGAGAAGGCCGTCGCCCGCCGACAGCCCGGCGCCGCACAGCGCCGCGTCGAGGTGCTGCAGCTCCGCGCCGCGCTCGAGCGCCACGGGGTGACCCGATGAGCGCCCCCGCCTGGCACCCCAAGACCGGCACCAACGTCGTCGGCCCCCTCACGTGCCCGTGCGAGCACGGGCCGTGCGGCCACTGCTCCAAGGGCGACCACGCCGCGTGCCTGTGGGTCGCCAACCCCGCCGAGGCCGCGCGCAAGGACGCCGAGCCCGCGCAGGTGTGGCTGATGGACCGCCGCGGCTTCGTGCCGATCTTCCCGACCTCGCGCGGCGAGGTCGCCCGCGTCTACCTCGACCAGGCCGGAGCGCACACGTGGCGCTGCACCTGCCACCTCGACGGGCACGGCCTCCGCGCCGCCGCCGAGGGGCAGCTCGACCTGTTCGGCGAGGTGGCCCCGTGACCGCCTCCACCACCCGCCGAGGCCCACCAGGGCCCGCCTACTGACAACCGCATAGCATCCCCGCGCACTGAGCGGGGCGATAGCCCGGGGCGAGACACCAGGACATACGCAGGGCCGACGCGTGGGCCTAGGGGGGACGGCGCTCCTGATCGAGGACAGCCGATGCCGAGTAGATGAGGCGCACCCCGAGTAATAGAAGGCCGGGCCACCGGGGGCACACGTGCAGAGCGTGAGGGCGATCATCCCGCACTCATCTACACATGCCGCCCCGAGCGCACACGAGTAATACCCGCAGCGCCACTAGACGACCGATCGACCGATCGACCGACCGACCGAGGTCAACAGACAGTGAGTCCCTCCAACAGGGGGGGCCACTGTCTCCCTCACTCCCTCCCTCCCTCACTCCCAAGGTGCGGGGGCCACCAGCCCCCACCAGCAGCACCACCACGGCAACAGGAAGATCACCCCTCCAACACTCCACCCACGCGCCCACCACCACGGCACCGGCCACCAGGGCGCAGCCGCCCCCACCAGGCCGGGGACGCACACCCCGACCACACGACCCGCCCGACCACCAGCACCGATCACAGACAGGAGGCACGACATGCCGCAACAGACACGCATCACCGGCGCGACGCTCCGCACCCGCTGCCTCGCCTGTGACCGCTGGACCCGCGACGACGGCTACTGCCGCACCCCCGGATGCACCAACCGCGTCCCCGACTCCATCGTCGCCCCCGCCCGCGAGGCCGCTCTCGCCGAGATGCGCGCCCTGCTCCACCACGACCGAACGGATAGATCCCATGACTGACCAGCAGCACTACACCTCGGCAGACTCCCCGCTCACGCTCAAGATCGACGCCGCCCGAGGCTGGGGCATCCCTGGGCACGTGCTCGTCGCTCTCGGCCGCTCCGGCGAGGATCCCGGCACGCACTACGGGATGCACGTTCCGACCGCGCGGCTGCTCGCCATGATCGACGCCGAGGACCCCGACGCGATGCGCGCCTACCTCCGCGAGACCATCCCCGAGGCCGACAGCCCCGAGGACGTGACCGAGAGCCGCGTCGATCGCCGCTACTGCGACCCGCTCACCGAGGAGGAGCTCGAGCAGCTCCGCGCCTCGGGCCGCACCCTCGGCGAGGCGTGGCGCACCTTCACCGAGGGCGTGCGCTCCGGCACGTTCGGGGCCGACCGATGAACCGCCCGCCCGTGGACCTGGTGACCGTGGCGCTCGTGGCGCTGCTCGGCCTGCTCATCCTGGGAGTGTCGCTGTGACCGCCCGCTCCGAGGGCGCCGCGATGCCGCTCGCGCCCGAGTCCCGCGAGCACCTCCGGCAGCACCGCGACGAGCTCCACTCCCTCGCCGGCACGCTCGAGGTCACCCGCGACGAGCTCCGCGCCGACGCGCTGCTCGGCGCACCGATCACCCTCGACGCCCTCCGGCTCGTGCGCGACGCCGCCGACCTGCTCACCATCGCCGCCCGCAAGATCGACCCCGACCAGCAGATGCAGTGTCAGCCGCCGTGCGCGCACTGCGCAGACGACGAGGAGACGACCCGATGAGCGATCGCCCCGCACCGCCCGCGCTGCCGCCGCGGCTGCTGACCGATGCGCAGGTGGCCGAGATGCTGGCACTCCCCTCGGTGCAGGCGCTCCGGGACATGCGCTCGCGAGGGGGTGGCCCCCCGGTGGTGTACCTCGGCACCCGGATCAGGTACACCCCCCGTGACGTGGTGGAGTACATCAACGCCTGCAGGCGTGCCCCTACCCCCACTCGCAAGACCAAGGCCAAGAGCACGAGCACGACGGGCACCGGCGAGGAGGTGGGAGCGTGAGCAATGCGCAGTCGGACTGGTCGCGGGTGCCGTGGCGCACGAGGCAGCACATCAAGTCCGTGCTGCTCGCCCGCGACGGGCTGGTGTGCTGTGTGTGCGGGCTGAGGATCCCGAGCGTGCGCGCCGCGACGATCGAGCACAAGCGGGAGCGCAGCGCGGGCGGTGCGCTGACCGCGTACAGCAACCTCGGGCTCGCGCACACGACGTGCAACTACAGCCGCAGAGGATCGCGTGAGGGCAGGGTGCCCACCGTGGCCGGCGCGGCGTGGTTCGGCCCGACCAGCACAGTACAAACCCCGGCACAAGGAGGCGGTACAAGCATCGGCACAAACGAGGGGTGGGTCGAGGGCGAGTCTTCCGCGGACGATGCCCCGGGCACCCCGCGCCTGCCCGCTTCTTCCCTCCCCCGGGCGCCCAGAAGATCGGGGGGTGAGCTGGGATGACGCCCGACCAGGCCCCCGATCGGGCACCTGAGACCCCCTCGGATCGTGCCGGATCCGTGCTGATGCTGCCGGGTCTCGAGCGACCGCGCCCGGTCTCGCTCGAGCTGACCCGAGCGGCCGAGATCACGGTGCAGGCACGTCGGGACGCTGGCTTGATCGACCCTCTAGACGACGCGCTGGTCTCGCTCGTGCTCGCCGAGGCGTCCAAGCTCGACGCGACCGTGCATGTCGGCCGGCCGTCCGGGCGGGCGAAGCTGCTGCAGGCCATGTCCGAGGTGCTCGAGTCCCTGCCGTCGCCGACCGAGCAGGCCCGAGGGATGCTCGCGAGCTACCTCGCCGTGCTGCTCGGCGCCGAGCACGACGACGCCGACGATCCCACGGCCGAGCCGCTGCCGCCCGTGGACCCGCCGACCGAGGCGACCGGGCTGCAGGAAGCTGGTGTGCGCAGGACCCTCCGCGCGCGGCACGACGCCGGCCTGTCCACGAGGCAGTACGCCGCGCACGAGGCCCTCGCGCTCATGGCCGCACGGGACCTCGACCGCGGCCTAACGAACGGCGCGCCGTCCGGGTTCGCGCTGCTCGCCTCCGTCATGCAGACCATCCTCGAGCGGCTCCCGAGGCCCGCGACCGACGCCGACGCCGGCGACATCGACGCGCTGCTCTCCTCGGCGACCGATGCGACGCCCTCGCCGTTCTCCGCACTGCCCGAGGCCGCGCACCACCCCGAGCGGGACGAGTCCTACCTGACCGAGGGCCACGAGATCGCGGCGATCGCCCGCGCGATGGGCCGGCACCTGATGCCGTGGCAGCGCAAGGCGCTCGACGTGGCGACCGAGTACCGGCTCGACGCCTTCGGCCGTCGCCGCTACCACTACACGACCGTGCTGATCACGGTGCCTCGGCAGTCCGGCAAGACCGACCTCACGATCCCGTGGCAGATCCACCGCTCGATCACCCGCGGCGAGCCGGCGTCGTGCTGGTACACCGCGCAGTCCGGGCAGGATGCCCGAAAGCGGATCATGGACCTGATCGAGCGGGTCGAGGGCTCGCTGCTCCGGCTGCTGTTCACCACGACCCGATCGAACGGTGCCGAGGGTGTGCGCGTCACCGAGCAGGCCGGCTCCCACGTCACCCGGTTCTCGCCGACGTTCTCCGCGCTGCACGGCGAGCACCCTCACCTGGTGACCATGGATGAGATCTGGCACTACGCGAAGGATCTCGGCGACGCGCTGCTCGGCGCGATCGAGCCGGGGCAGATCACGCTCGGCGCTCGGGCGCAGCTCGCGCTGATCTCGACGATGGGCACCGTCTCCTCCGAGTGGATGAACGACTACGTGGAGCGGGGCCGGGCCGGGACCGACCCCGACCTGTGCTACATCGAGTACAGCCTGCCCGATGGGGCCGACCCGTACGACCCCGAGGCGTGGCCGCTGTTCCACCCCGCCGTGGGCAACACGATCGCGGTCGAGGATCTCGCGAAGCGCGCCGCCTCGGCACGGGACGACCCGGCCCGGCACGCGACATGGATGCGCGCCTACTGCAATCGGATCGTGGCCTCGGACGGGTCGCTGTTCGACCTCGCCGTGTGGGACGACCTCGCGATGCAGGTCGATCGCCCGGACCCCTCGGAGGTGACGTTCGCGTTCGAGGTCGCGCCCGGCAACGCCGCCGCGGCCGTGGTCGCGGGCTGGACCGACGAGCGCACCGGCCGGCCCGTGATGCGGATCGTGCACCAGGCCCCCGGCACGTCGTGGCTGATCCGCTACCTCGACAAGACCCTGCCCGACGAGCTCGGGCTCACCCCGACGTACGCGGCGGACGGCGCCGGCCCCGTGACCCGGTTCGTCACCCGGCTGCAGGACATGGGCCACGAGGTCCGCACGCTGTACATGTCCGAGTTCGGGCAGGCGTGCGAGGCGGTGCTCGCCGCTGCCGGCACCGACGAGACCCTCGCGCACGACGGCACCGACGAGCTCCGCGCGCAGGCTGCTGCCGTCGAGGTCCGCACGAGCAACGGCGTGCGCCGGTTCTCCCGTGACTCGCCGATCCCGGTGCCGGCGCTCATCGCCGGCACGGTCGCGCTGTTCGCCCATGAGCACCCCGAGGATGAGGGGTTCACCGGCGTGCTGTGAGCGGCCCGGCGCGATGCCCTGCGATGCCCGGCACGGCGGACCGTGACAGGATCCGCCCGCCGGTCCGATGGTTCCGGCATGTCGTTCCTCTCGCGCATCCTCCCCGGCCTCGGACTCGCCATGCGAGCCGAGGAGTCGGCGAGCACGGGCACGCCGCTCGTGCTGCCGCCGCGGGACACGCTGTCGGACGCGACCGACGACCAGGCCCTCGGGCTGATCCCGATCTATCGGGCGCTGCAGATCCTCACCACCTCGGCCGGGCAGCTCTCGCTGAACGTCGAGCGGGGCGGCGATCGGATCACCGGCCGGGTCCCCGGCCTCGCCCGCCGGCCCGACCCCGACATGGACCGTTCCGACTGGATCGAGCAGGCGATCCTGTCCCTCGCGCTCGACGGCAACCTGTTCCTCCGCAAGATCCGCAACCCTGACGGCACGGTCGCCGCGGCGCGGATCCTCCCGCCGGCCGAGGTGATGATCACCCGCCACCCCCGCACCCGAGCGATCCGGTTCCACTACCGGGGCGAGACCCTCGACCGCGCCGACGTGCACCATCAGACCCTGATGCGCCTGCCCGGCCGGGACCGAGGTCTCGGCCCGATCCAGGCCGCGCGCCGCGAGATCGGCGGCGCTGCCGACGTGCGGGACTACGCCGCAAATTGGTTCCACGGGACGGGACAGCCCACCGGCGTGCTCACCGTGCAGAAGGCACAGAGCGCCGACGACGCGAAGGAAGCACGCCGGCGCTGGAACGAGGCCGCGGCCGACCCGGACAACCCGACCGGGATCCGTGTCGTCGGCTCGGGCACGACCTATGCCCCGCTGCTGCTGAACCCCGAGGATGCGCAGTGGCTCGAGGTCCGTAAGTTCACCGTGACCGACCTCGCCCGCCTGTTTGGGATCCCCTCGGCGCTGATGCTCGTGTCCCTCGACGGCAACTCCATGACGTACTCGAACGTGGAGCAGGAGTGGCTCGCGTTCACCCGGTTCACGCTGATGCAGTACCTCCGCAAGCTCGAGGAGGCCCTGACCGAGATCAGCCCGGCCGGGCAGACGATCCGGTTCGATCTCGAGGTGCTGCTGCGCTCCGACACGGGCACCCGCTACGCCGCGCACCGTACCGCGCTCGAGGCCGGGTTCCTCACCGTGGACGAGGTGCGCGCGATCGAGGGCCGGCCCGCGCTCACGGCCGCGCAGCGCGAGGAGATCGACGCGCGCCTGTCCACCCCCGCACCCGCCCAGGAGGCAGCGCTGTGACTACCAC